TGCGGCAATTTCCGAGAATACGATCATTGTTAACAAAGACATTCCAGTTCTTTCAATATACGCGGGGTAACAGAGTATGGCAAACGAATGGTCACAGCCTGGTAACCCCCCTCCTCCTCTTTTTTTAGGAAAGAAGGAAAGAGACCTAGTAAAGCAAGTTAATGACGAACTTATTGAGAGAGTCATCGGGCAGCCCATACTTTATTTTCCAATTGACTTATCTCGCACAAACTTCCATTCACTGTATGGGGAGGCAATAAGGAAGACCTTTTTGCCCCCTATCCGTGTATACGCCCTCGTTGATTGGGAAGGGCAGACAACTCAAACGGGCCGCTATGGCGTTGACAAGAGATCCTCTTTGACTGTGCATTTCCATAAAAGAAGACTGACTGAGGATCAAGATCTTTTTGTGAGAGAGGGCGATTTTATTCAGTTCGATAAACTTTACTATGAGATTGCTACCCTCAACGAGCCACGACTCTTGTTTGGGCAAGAGAACCACAAGCTTGAAATAAGCGCAAAATGCATAAGAGCCAGAGAGGAGGTGTTCAATGCCAAGTAAGAAGCCCCGGTATTTCTCTACGAGGAACAAGACGCAGAAAGATTATTCTTACACTGATGTGGAAGATACTTCCATTATTAAAGAGGTGATACCATTTCAGGAATCCACCCTAGAAACGATCGATACAGCGATGTTCCGGTGGATAGACGAGGAGATGAATGTTTCCGCAAGAGGCAACACAGGGTTTAAGAAAGTTCCAGTATTATGGGTTTCTGCCGAAAGAGCTTACCAGATTAAGAAAGATAAGGGATTGAGAGACCAGGATGGTACTCTTATTTTCCCCTTGATAACTGTTGAAAGGACGAGTGTTGTAAAGAGTCTTAGTAAGAAAGGGGCAATCTTCAATTCTTTTGCCGTCAACGATGTTCGCGGCGGATCTATAACAATTGCAAGACAAATTAATCAAGATAAGACTTCTAATTTTGCAAACGCTGATGCATACAAGAAGCGGGGCACGCCAGAGAGTCCTGATTCGGGCATCAATCAAAGGAATTTTCCTCGTAAAAATAAGAAAGTTGTTTACGAAACCATTACAATTCCGGTCCCGGTTTATTTGGACATCCAATACGACATCTACGTTAGGACTGAATACCAACAGCAAATGAACGAAATTATAGCCCCATTTCTCGTTAAGACGGGTAGTCTAAGCTACTTCCACATTTACAACGAAGGTCACGGCTTTGAAGCATTCATACAAGAAGACTATGCTCAGGAAAACAACGTTTCTTCGCTGGATGAGGAAGAGAGACAATACCAGACCAAGATAACCATCAAGGTTCTGGGGTATGTTATTGGTGCTGACACCAACCAAGAACAACCAAGGATAGTAAGGCGCCAAAACGCTGTTGAAGTCAAGATCCCTCGCGAGAGGGTAATCGTTGGTGACATCCCCGATCATATTGATAAGAGGGGGTTTTATCGGGATTAATTTTTCTTCTTTTCACAGTAACCCGCACTATTTATAGAAGAAATAAATACACTTATGTAAGGAGAATTTATTAGCATGGCAAGAAAGTTTAAGTTTATATCCCCTGGAATTTTTCTCCGTGAAGTAGACGAATCCGTTCTGCCCGACGAGCCCGGCGCCGTTGGCCCTGTAATCATCGGAAGGACGCGAAAGGGACCCTCTTTCATACCTACAAAGGTTAGGTCTTATTCGGAGTTTGTTGAGGTCTTTGGTACGCCCGTCGCTGGTATTGAGACCAACGGCGACGTTTGGCGTTCGGCCGAAGCCGGCACGGCTCCGACTTATGCTTCTTTTGCCGCACAAGCGTGGCTAACGAACAACTCTCCTTGCACTGTTATTCGCCTTGCGGGCGCACAAAATCCTAGCGCCACGGACGCCGGCAAAGCTGGCTGGAAGACAGCCGGCTCCGCCTCGACCACTCTTGCAGATAACGGCGGCGCCTACGGTCTGTTCATTTGGAATTCTGGTAGTGCAAATGCTAACGATACGGTTAGTACAGGCACTCTCGCTGCTGTGTGGTACTTGGAGTCGGGTGCGATAACGCTAAGTGGTACCACATCGACCATCAGCGCCTCGGCCGCCGGCGTCGCGACGTCTTCTGCCGGCGACTTAATTGTTTCAACTGGCAATCAGACAACTGGCGGCCAATGGAAGGTGGATATTCGTAACGCCGCTGGCACTGTAACAGAAACCAAATCTTTTGGATTTAATAAGCAGAACGGCTCATTCATCCGTTCCGTCTTTAATACAAACCCGGTCACGACAAACACCACTTTGACAACGACAACAAAGTCCTACTGGCTTGGCGAGACTTTCGAGTCCAACATTCTTCGGTCTACCACCCTGTCACAGTCAAATGGCACCTTGATTGGTGCTGTGCTGGCCCTCAAGGACGGTACGGGCGATGGGTCGGTTTTCCAGAATGAGGTTACTCAAGCAGAGAGTGGCTGGGTTATTTCACAGGATACCAGTGATGATACAGCCGCCTACGAGCCCGGCAACATGCAAAAGCTCTTCAAGATTAAGAGCCGCCCTTCCGGAGGCGAGTGGGATCAGGCAAGTATTAAGATTTCTATTAAGAACATCAAGTACAACCTCGATACTGAGCTAGAGCCGTACGGCTCGTTCACCGTGGAAGTCCGCCGCGTATCCGACAACGACCAAGAGGTGGAGGTGCTGGAATCCTTTGGCAACCTAGACCTAAATCCAAACTCTCTCAACTACGTTGGTAGAATGATTGGAGACAAGGACATTGTTTGGGATTACGATAAGAGAAGGTTCACAGAGGTTGGCAATTATCCGAACCGCTCTCGTTACATTACAGTAGAGATGCACCCGGATGTTGATGACGGAGACGCTGACCCAATGCTGCTTCCTTTCGGGTTCTTCGGTCCACCGAGGTTTAAGAGCGCAACATTGACTGCGAATTCGAACGCCGCCGGCGACGACCCCGCCGGTCTTACGTTTATCACGGCCGGCAGTGCGAGCATTCCGCTTGCTCCGGCCAACATCGGTGCGCCAGGGGCGTTCCTATCGCAGACGGGAAGCCTCTCGCAGCTTAAGCTGCCTACCGTGTTCCCAAGCTTGGTCGACTGGGTGAGGGTTAGCGCATCTGCCGGATTTGGCACCAATGCAGCCGGCGAAACCCTGGCCAGCCCCAACGACATTAGGAACTCCTATTTTGGACTTCAGACGAATGGTGGCACCGACGCTGAGCCCGGCGCAACCCTTGGGTATGATAATGGTTATGTTGACTTGGTTCGCCAAAAGCCGACCGGCATTGATTCGTTCACTGCTGGAGGCAACACTGAGGCTTCGTTCGTCTTCAGCTTGGACAATGTCCGCGCACAGCTATCCCCCGCTTGGGATGGTACATACGACAAGTTGACCGACGCCGTTTGGATTGACGGCTCCAGAGCCGCCGGAACTTCCATGTCGGCTGTGTCGGCTAGCGCTGATAACTGGAAGACTGTTTTGGACATGGGCATCAACAAGTTTACAATGCCCCTGTTCGGAGGCACTGACGGTGTGGATGTTGCCGAGATGGACCCCTTCAACAATGCTTCGATCGGCGCTTCGGAGACAGTTTCTTACGAGTATAACTCGATCCGACGGGCCATCGACAGCGTCGCAGATCCCGAGAGCTTGGAGATGAATCTCCTGACAGCCCCCGGCGTCGACACAAACAGCCTTACGAAGCACATGATTGATGTCTGCGAAGGCCGCGGCGACGCCTTGGCCGTCATTGACTTGGTCGGTGGGTACACACCCCGTGCAGAGTCTAAGGATTCTCGCTCCGACCGAATCGGTAATGTGAGAACAGTTATTGACGAGATGAGGAGCCGCAAGCTCAACTCAAGTTATGGTTGCGCTTACTACCCCTGGGTACAGATCCTCGACAGCAACTCTGAGGCTGTCTTATGGATTCCGCCTTCGATTGCGGCACTTGGCACATTTGCTAGCTCTGAGACAGAGTCGGCTCTGTGGTTCGCTCCCGCCGGCTTTAACAGAGGTGGCCTAACGCAGGGCTCTTCTGGTCTGACGGTTATCAACACTGATGGCCACCTCACCGCAAGAGACCGCGATAACCTCTACGAGGTTAATGTTAACCCGATTGCGAAGTTCCCCGCTGAGGGCATCGTGATCTTCGGACAGAAGACTCTACAAATCAAGGCTTCTGCTCTAGATAGAATTAACGTCAGAAGGTTGCTTATTTTCCTCAAGAGAGAGATCAGCAAGATCGCTTCTGGCATCTTGTTCGAGCAGAATGTTAGCGCGACTTGGACTAAGTTCTCCGACAGTGCTAACCAGCTTCTTGAGGGTGTTAAGATTGGCGGCGGTTTGACTGACTACAAGGTGGTTTTGGACGAAACCACGACCACACCAGATTTGGTTGATAGAAACACTCTGTACGCCAAGGTTTTCTTGAAGCCTGCCCGTGCTATTGAATTCATCGCTCTCGACTTCATTATAACGAGAAGTGGGGCTTCTTTTGATGATTAAAATAGAAAAAGGAATGCTAAGACTAGTTAATAAGAATCGACAAGAGGAGAGATTATAAATGGCAACAGGTAACATTTGGGCCCAACCTAACGTAGATCCAAAGAGGTCGTTTAGGTGGCTATTGACGGTCGGAACCACCGGGATGCCTTCATGGGTTGTGACAAAGGTGTCTCAACCGAGCTTTGAGGTTTCCGAGCATGAGCACCAGTTCATTAATCACAAGTTCTATTACCCAGGCCGAGTTACTTGGTCGGATGTGAGCTTCACTCTTGTCGATCCCGTGTCGCCTGACGCTGCGTTAGAATTCCAGCAGCTCTTGTCAAAATCCGGATATGCTTTCCCGAACGATGGTGTTCTCGACCGGAACACTGACACTCCTTCGAAAGCCCGCGCAAGGAATGCCTTAGGGGTCATAACTTTGGAATTGTATGGAGAGTCCGATGCCTCGTCCGACGACATCAACCACGCCGCGGCCGGTACCAAGTTGGGATCTTGGAAGTTAAGCAATGGCTGGGTGAAGTCTGTGACTCACAGTGAGCTAAGCTATGAGTCTGAGGAGTTCGTCAATGCCGAGGTGACTGTCAGGTATGACTGGGCCCAGTACACACAGGTGGACGGCGGCCGCGCGGCAGCCCTCCGCGGCCGCGTAGTTAAGAGCGGGGCAAAAAAGCCGTAACTAAGGCCGACGCCTAACAAAGTACTTAACATACTTTACTCCTTTTATTATAATTATTAATAACACCCGAGGTTAATAATGAGTCCACGCAATAATGAAGCCCGCGTCTCTTCTGGAGATGCTGAGCCGGCTTCCACACCTGTGCCGCAAGCTCCGGCAACAGACCCTCTTTCGTTCGTAACACCAACAGAGTTTGTTGATCTTCCTTCGAAAGGGGAGTTTTACCCACAAGGTCACCCATTGCACATGCAAGACACGGTTGAGATTCGCTTTATGACGGCGAAGGATGAAGACATTCTGACTTCTCGAACATTGCTGAAGAAAGGCTTGGCAATCGAAAGGTTACTGCAAAACATCATCGTTAACAAGACGATCAAGCCGGCCGACTTGCTTATTGGGGATAGAAACGCAATCTTGGTCGCAGCCAGAGCTACTGGTTATGGCTCAGAGTATACAACCAACATAAACTGCCCATCTTGTGGACAGTTTGTTGAGTACACTTTCGATCTAGACCAGGCCGAGGTTAACCATCCTGCCGACCAGGAATCTAGCGACATCACTAGAACAGGTGATGGCACGTTTGTTATTCGCATTCCTAAGATGGGCCTGGATGTTGAGGCGAGACTCTTAACAGGGCGCGACGAGATGAACATGTCTAAGCTAGCTTCTTCCAAGAAGAAGAATAAGCTAGAAGACTCGCTGCTTACCGACCAGTTTAGACAATTCATTGTTTCAGTGAA